TTACAAAAGCTGGACGATTCGTTTACAAAGTTACATACTCAACTTAAAGAAAAGGACGCGCGCATTGTTGCGTTGGAAGAACAATTATCATTAAATTGGATGTTACAAGATTCTGTAGAATCCGTAGAATCAGAATCAAAATTGGGATCCGTAGAATCAGAATCGGAATCGGAATCCGATGAATCGGAATCGGATGAATCAGAATCGGGATCCGTAGAATCGGGATCCGTAGAATCGGGGGCGTACGGGGGAACCCCCGTAGAATTGGGGGCGTACGGGGGAACCCCCGTAAAATCCGTAGAATCTGGGGTTAACGAATCCGTAGAATTGGGGGCGTACGGGGGACCCCCCGTAGAATCCGTAGAATCGGACGAGATAAAAACTCATATTAATAATTTACTAACAAATTACTATGAATACCTAAGACGTGACCCGATGAAGAATCATTTATACAATAATGACGAATAAGAAGAAGAATAAACCTGTAATCTGTAATCTGTAATTGTATCTTATATCTTATATCTTGTACCAGTAACATATTTGTATTAATATTCGTAAAATGGGGCTAAACCCGTATCTTGTAACCCTTTAACCTTGTAACGTATTTGTATTTGTATTAATATTCGTAAAATGGGGGCGTACGGGGGGTTTCCCCCGTATCTTGTAACCCTTTAACCTTGTATAACGTATTTGTATTTGTATTTATATTCGTAAAAATGGGGGCTAATCCCGTATCTAATTATTAAAAAAATTGAAAACTTTTTTTTAATAACAATAAATCTAAACATAAATCAAACATCTTCAAATTATTACAATAAATGTTCGTAAATAGAATAACCAATACAATTTTAAATTCTGTGTTCATTGAAAGGATGTCTTCAGATAGATATAAAAAAATGTGCGATTACAAAACAGAGAAAACCCCAAAAATAATTTTGCCCAACAGTCCGCCACATATATCTTTAGATAAAATAAAGAAAATGACTAATAAATATCAGTTACTCGAATTAGAAAAGAACTACGATGAGTTTTTAGATAAGTATATACACCTAATGTTACTTTACGATAACATAGACGAGTATTTGGAAACAAGGGATTTGATAACCATGAGGATAAGCCAGCTAAAAAGAATGGAAAAAAGAATGGAACAAAGAATGGAACAAAGGCAAGGAAACGACGATGAATGTATATCGGGTAGGCAGAGTCAGATACTTCCGACTGTCCAAAACAATACAAAATCACATTCGTATTATTTTGCGCTGAAGAAGAAAGAGGAATTTTTAGAGTCGGAATTAAAAAAGGTTAAAAAGGAGTTAAAAACCATTAAAAAAAATTCACTTTTATAATATAAAAATTGTAAATAATATAATACATTTTTTTATAAAAAATTGAATTAATTATAATCAATTGTATAATAAGTATACTATAACACAATGCCAGTCGAAACTCGTTCCCAACGCAAATCAGTCAGTAACTTAACAAAAAGAACCTTGACTAAAGATGTATCAAATAAAGATGTATCGAATAAAGATGTATCGAATAAAGATGTATCGAATAAAAGAACAATATTAGTAAAAGAAAATATCGTATTAAATATTCAAGAAAAGAAAAACCCAATATTTGACTGGTTTATTGCAATTGTAAACAGATATGTTGACGAAATTTCAAGTTTACAAACTAAAAAGACAATCATACTTAAATATAATGTTAACAAACATAGACAATATCATTATGAACAGTTACGCCTTGTAACTGAGTTATATTCTATTATTCAAGAATATTTTCCAGAGTTCTCAAAGACTATATATGGTAAAAAACTAGCAAATACATTTTACACAAAAATACAATCATTTGATCACCAAATACGTAATCACATAGTTATTCCTAGAAATGCGGAAGAATATCAAACGGTTAGAGTAGTATTAGGTCAATTAAAAGATACAGAAAAAATGTTGATTCCTTATTTAAAAATAAAGAATAAAAGATTTTCTCCTGTTGATTATACCGGAATGGATACTATATTTGTTAGTACAGATATTTGGGAAGATACAACAATTGGCGAAGACCCGTAAAAGAAGAAGAATATGAGGCTAATCCCCGTAAAAGTAATAAACCCATTCTAAAAATATCATCCATAACCATAATTCTCCAAGATATCTATTATAAATTATTTTTTTCATTTGTATACATTATTCTATAAATAAATACTTGAAAAATAACTAATAATTTTATAACTTTATAACTATCCAAACACATTTTCTTTAGCATATTGCATATATAAAAATCCATCGGGATCTTTATATCGGTTATAAATATCACTAATAATAGAAGAAGACGACGGAATCGTATTAGAAACGAATAAAAAAATAGCTTCTTCTGCCTTAAGATTCATTCTTTTTCTGATAACATGCATAAATTGCCCAAGAGTAAGATCTTTAGGAACTAAATATTTATGTTTATCGATATCAGGTAATTGTGTTTGAGTGCTAGATTTTTCACAAATAATAGGAATTCGATCAATATATTTATTTGAAACCTTATATGATTCTTCACATCTATCCTGAAAAGAATATTTGTTTTTAAAATAAGACATTATGTTGTATACTATAAATAAATTATATTTAGATTTTAACAAATATAAATATAATTGTTTTTCTAACCGACCTAACCACCGAATAATCTAACCACCGAATAATCTAACCACCGAATAATCTAACCACCGAATAAACTAACAATGGTTTTATACCAAGGAGCTTCCTTAAAGAATAAGTTCCATTTAGCAGTAACAAGAAGAATCCATCCAAAAAGAAAGAAAAGCAATGCTGTTTCTTCAGAAATAGGTTTATTTTTACCAGGTTTAAAATGATATATGAGTAACACGGCCATTGAAGCAAAAAATATAAATTCTGTGCGTTCCTTCCAATACACGAATTCGGGATCTATTTTTTTAGCCTCATTAGAGGCGGAATGCGAAAGAACCAAATGGCCAACCGCGGATAAAATAAATACAATTTTAATCAAAATAATAAAAAATATGAAAAAATCAAGTTTAGTTTCAAAATTAAAATGCATTATATATTATCATTAGAAAACTTTTTCTTTAAGATTTGTTTCCAAAGTATTTGTTAGTTAGTTCCTTTTAATTTGTCCCTTTAATTGGTTCCCTTTAGATGATTGGTAGAATAACTGAAATTAGTTACAGCTTCATTTAATACAGTAGCTCTAAAGTTCTTTTTACAGCGTTCACATCGTCTAAATGAGCCTCCATCCGTATTCATTAAGGGAGTAGATGTAATATTTTTACAATAGATACATGTAGGACTATATTTAAGAGTGCCACTATACGTATTGGAATTAACATGATGGATTTTATAGGCGTCTTCTAAAGGTGTATAATTCATTATATTCTACTTTATAAAAAATTATATAAAAAAACTAATTTCTAATTTAAACAACAGTTATATTAAAAACCCTAATTTCTACGTTTAAACAGGATATAACAATGTAAAAACAAAAAAGTATTTCAATTTCTTTAAATCTTTTTATTATATTTAGAAGTTCTTAATTTATTAAGGAAATTAAGAAACTAGATTATTATTTTTTAAAAAATAATAATATTAGACTAATTTATAATATGGTTAATACTTTAACTTCGATTGAGATTTTAAGTGCTACCGCTGCTTCTGGAGGCACAGTTAATTGCACATTGTCGTATATTTATAATGATGGTTCCGCGTCCACGACCGTAACATCCGCGACCTACGACGTCAATAAGTCCGCCTTGGATGCTTTAATACTTGGTAAAACTGTACTTATTATGTATAATGATATTGGAGTTTCCGGCGTAAACTCGGTTCAGGGTTCTACATCATTTAGTCCTTTTGATGTACTAACCGGAAATTTATTATTTACTAAACAACTTTCGTTATCGGCCGGTAAACAATATGCGCTTTATGCTTCATTAAGCGACGGAACCGCTTATAGTGTTGTAGACCCATTAAAAACGGTTACTGTGATTGATACTCCTCAAAAAGCGATAATGACGGTTACTCCATTAGATAAGGCATTATCTGTTAAGATTGCCTACCCATCATCTAGTTCAATACATGACGGATATTCTCCTATAACTTCTGTTCAAATTACAGTAACTGGTGTTTTTGCAAGTGGGGCCATAGCAACATCTAAAGTATATCATTTTTCAATTATTGGAGGTGACTACACACAGGATATGCAGATTCCTTTGTTATTAAACGGTATTCCTTACGAAGTTATTAGTACATTTTTTAGTGCTGCTGGACCTAGTCCTATATCGTCTTCTGTATCTGCGATACCTAGTGATACTCCAGATTTGATTACTAACACCAATATGCAGTACGACAAAGTTTTTGCGATGTCGAAAATAGATTATGACACCGTAAGAAATGTTTCCACAAATAAAGGTATTGTTGTGTACTCAAAGTGGCCAACCGATAAAGCAACCTTGGAAAACGGTGGTTTAAAAATTACCAAGGTGAAAGTTATATTAACTACGTTAAAATACGCTAACGCTACTTCGACGTGGTCCGCAGATGATACTGTTCCTCTTGTTGAAAAAGAATATTTATTACTTTCTACATTTTCAACTACCTACACTTATACATCACCTGACGGTATTTATAATGCGGCAGGATTTGATAGCTATACATTAAGTAATACAGTCCCTTTCAGATTTATAATAACCGATGTTGCTGTTGGAACAGCAGTAAAAGCAAATGTTGTATTCGGTAACGCAAATGGTTATCCAGGACAAAATGGTTCTTTTACTCAAAACGTGATGTCAATGTTGTGTCCAGACCAACCAACTCTTTTAGGACATGTTATACCTAATGCTACAAATTGCGCCTTTGATATTTATAGAACTGCGCTTCCCGCAACAAATGGTGGATTAGCAAACAATTATAGAATTAGTGGTTCTAAAGTAGACATTGCCGGAACATCTGCGCCAATCTCTGAAGATTCAACTGCCGAATTCACTAGTGTCTCCTTTTCCACAAATTTGGTTCCATCAACAACTGTAAATGTATTTAAATATAATGTCACAAGCCCTATAATTGGTTCCACATATAATTACAATTTTGAAACTATAACAACAGATCCATTTGACCCCATCAAGTTATATTACTCAAATTTAGCATCAATATCCCTTATATCTAAAAAGACTATTGTATCTTATAAACAAATACAAGTACGTTCTTGGAATAATGATGGAACTCCTGTATTAATTGGCGGAGTTCCGGGTATATATTTTAATTTTAAAGCTGAATTGTTAACTAATGTAGCTTTTCATGGAGGTGTCAACGGATCATCTATTACGGCAAATGACGTTAGCATACGATTAGCAAAAAATTCGACACTTGTTCCGCTTAACGAATTTCCAGCTAAACAACATCCTGGTACAAATATAACCACAGCACTAACTTACAATATACCTCAATCTATAGCAAGTGCTGATCAATATTATATTAGAGTTGTTGTAACTGATAGACAGTCTACATCAATTAACTTAGAAACAGGCTTACCTAACGCCCCAATTATAACCACGTTAACATCAGCAGACTCTTCGCCTCAATTAACAATGGCATCAGAGTCATATTTGCCTGCGGTCACCGGGTTAACCATTGTTAGAGATCCAACATTAGCTACCAAAGCCACCTTGAAATATACGAAACCACCAGACTTAACAACTTTTAGTATTTGCGGATTTAATCCTATTCCTAATAATGAAACTCCTAATCCCGATTCATCGACCGGATTACAAATATTAACCCGTCGTGCTCATAATGCTATCGTCGTTATTGATGATGCAACTGGTTTAAAATCTGCTGGAGTAAGTGTTAAAATGACTGGCGTCGTGACAGGAACGACGCCCTACGTCAAAACAACCAACATTATACCGTGGAATTATGTAAAATCAGGTAACAATGTAGAATTAGAATTATCAGGGCTGACAACTGGAAACGCATACACAGTATATGCTTTATCTGGAATGTATACTACACAACTTGGCTATTACCAATCTGATGGAACCGTATCGTCGACCAATGATTTTCAAGGATTTATTCGTCAGAACTATACATCGTATTCATTTGTAGCAGCTGCGCCAGCTTCGGCTCCTAATCCGTTTGATGTATATGGAAAAAATGCCAGTGTATTTGGAGAATGGACAGCACCTGGTTCCTTTAATGGAGCTTCTTTGAAAAATTATGACATTTCCGCTTTCGCCTTCTTAGACGGTGTCGCTGATGGAGCTGATGCAGTGACACCATCATTTACCGCGGCCACACAAAACCCTGTATACAGTACCCAAAATAATTATGCTTTGGTTACTTCTGTTTGGCCAAGTCGAGCAGCAGGAAATTTGGGAACAGGATCAAAAATAAATCTTGTAAATGGGGATATAATTAAAGCCGGTATTAGAACCGTAACAGAAATTGCTTTAAAAACTTTACAAAATCAGTCTTTTACAGCTACGTCAACCGATTTAATTATGGGCGGCAATGATAACGTACCTGTACCATCAATTGGTAGTGTTTCATACACATCTAATCCAATGAGTACGTTACAAACTTCTATTGCCTCAACAATATTAACTGGTGCTTATTCCACTGGAGACGTGAAGAGTGAAGCTAATGTAGAACCCGCTGCACCACAAGGGGTTGTGGCGCTATCTAGTGATGGTCAAATTACTGTTTCTTTTCAAAAGGCCACAGATGGGTTATCCGATGAAGTAAGAATTATGTCGGATGGCGCAGAGGTATATTATACTAAAAAGTTTAAAGGAACTTATTTAACTGTTAACTTTGCATCAGCATTTGTCGCATCCGGTGCAACAAGCGGTCTTTTATTTATACAGCATGTTATATTGAATCCATTGACGTACAGTGAGTCAAATTATTCTGGGGTTTTATCCAAAATTCAATCAATATTTGGTGGAGTTCAAAATGGTAATTTTGTGTTTAAAATACCTGGAATAAATGGACAAAAAATAGAAATTGGGGTTATGTATGTTGACGTTCAGGCATTTAGCGGAGAGGACATATTATCGGCAATAACAAAAATAACAGCAGCTGCTTCTGCTCCGCCATCCGCCGTACAATTGCCGTCGTTTACTGTAGCTGATAATTTATTATCATTGGCTTGGGCATTACCAACTAATATAGGTGGTGCTGGCATTAGTGTAGGAACTGGAAAACCCAATAATAGTGATTTAAAATATAAAATTGATGTTTTCATGAGCAGTGCTGATAAAACCGCTAACTCGCCTAGCACTTCATATTCTATGAAAGACGTTAGCGCTCTTACTCAAACTATTGCTCTTCCTAACAATACTGCTGCGGTGTATTTTGCGAACATTGTAGCATATTATTACAACGAAAACAATACTGCGTCTCCGTCAATTGATTTGAATAATACTGTGTGGTTTAATAGTTCTAACCAATCAAGTGCTAATGCCCAACCTATTAAGGTTGGACCTACTCCTCTCCAAGGTTCAACTTCGGCGTTAGTTCTTTCCACACAATCCATAAGTTTTAATTATACTTTGCCCGCGGCGATAACAAGTTATTCTTATCCTATTAATTTACTAGGGGTATATGTCAATGATTTTTTAACAAAATATTACACTATTACTTCGGGTGGTTCTGTGACAAGCGCCAATGGCATCGACTTGATAGGAGCAATATCCGCAGCGACAACAGCAGCCGGAACTTTTTCCGCCAGTTCCGTAGTTTTAATTGAGCTTTCCGGATTACTCAATGGAGGAAAATACAAAGTATCAGTTAAACCAATGGGCACATATACTTATGCGCAAATGCCTCCTCAAAGCGACCAATTGAATCTTATACCTTATGCGCCTATACAAATAGACGCAGTCAACTCTTCGCAATCTAATGATAAACTAAGAATTACGACTGTTGTGAATATGAATGGAGATGAATTAAAATCTGCCATAATTATAGGTAGAGATGCTAATAGGGTCAATCATGTACAACCGGTGTTAACTGGAAACGCATTTTACACAAAATCCGGAACACAAAGTGCCTATGTCGTCGCAAGCCAAATAGCAACTTTTACAAGTACATTTTTGAATCCAATGGAAGGTGTTCTTATAATTGTAAATGGACAAAATAGTAGTGATGTTGATGATATTCCTGTGGGAGCATTTGGATCAGCGATCCCATAGATTTTCCAAAGAATATAATCTATGTAAAATGATATAATGATGTAAAACGAGAATAATATAATAATTAATTTACTTATTATATTAATTTTTAAAAAGAATTGTTCCATTTTTATATGTATAATTTACATTTTGATTATCTAAATGTTGTAAAGTTTTCGTAATGTGTATATTTTTATTACTTTCGATATCGTTTAATCTTTTAGTTTCTTCTTTCAATTGGTCAATTTCTTCTTTCAATTGATCCGATTCGGCCTTCAATTGCCGAGATTCGATGTTCAATTGATTAATATTCTCATTTTTAGAAGAAATCTCTTGTTTCAATTGATCCGATTCGGTCTTCAATTGCTGAGATTCGGTCTTCAATTTCCGAGATTCAATGTTCAATTGATTAATATTCTCATTTTTAGAAGAAATCTCTTGTTTCAATTGATCCGATTCGGTCTTCAATTGCTGAGATTCGGTCTTCAATTGCTGAGATTCAATGTTCAATTGATTAATATTATCATTTTTAGAATTAATACCGGTTTTCAATGTTTCGCATTCTTGAATTAAAGTGTTAATCCTATTATTTTTTTCATTAATAATTTTGTCGATATGCCCTTTATTTTGTTTTATTTGAGAATTCAATATATTAATGGTGTTTTTATGTTTTTTTACAATATCAGCAAGTTGAATATTATTCATATAAAATAAAGAAATATTATTTATAATTTTTTTAAACTAAAATAATAAACTAAAATAATATTAATTTAATATTCTAAATAGTATAACAAAATAAAAGAAAATCAAAAAATGATAAAAAATGATAAAAAACGAATTATTAATTAAAAAGAAGATAAAGTGGGTTATAATTATAAGCTTGTTCTAAACCAAGATGAAGCATCCCGTGCATACCAATAGCAATAGCAACAGTGCCGATAATAGGAAGTAGTTTAATGTAATCAGTTTTAATCAGTGATCTAAAATTTAAAATAACCATTACTAACAAGATAAAAAGGAGAATACCATTAATAACTAGACAAAAAAAGGAAGGGGCTAAAACATAAAGAGAAGCGGGCATTATAAGTTATATCAATAAAACAATTTAAAGACAACCCGATATTATTAATTGTGAAGGAAGAAGAAGAATGTTATCTTACAGCAATTAAAAAAACTGGGAAACAAAGATAATAGTATTAGCGCTCGTAGAGTGTGTCGGTTCGCACAATTGTCTTATAAGCAATTAGGTCGGGTTCAACTCCCGGTATGAGCATATTTAATTAGTTTTACAAACAATTAATTAAATACTTAAAATTTTTTCCATTTAAAACTACCAGCTGTATAATTTTCTTTATTACACGCGCGAGATATAACTGAGTGACTAATATTGATTTGTCTGGATGCCTCTGAAATACTATTAAACATATTTATCAAATTTCCATTAAGGTCATACTGTTCAACTCTTTTTGAATTTATGTTATTAATAACATTTTTATTTTTATGATAATCTTTTAATGAATTACTTATTTTATCTTTAATTTCAGGATTTTGTATGTATCTATCTAGTCTTTTTTGTTTTTCTTCAATTGTAAATTTTTTCCCGTAAGAAGTATTATTTGATCCTTTCATTTTTTCGCTCATAAGTTTAAGTTGTTCTGGTGTTCGTTTTTTTCCAAAATTTGGATTTTTCTCTCCCATCATTTTTTCACTTAATATTTTTTTTGTATATTCATTATGTTTTTTATTATTTCCACCAGGTAATAAATTATACCCATTAGGATATATTGTATTATACTTTGCTATATATTCTTCTTCGTATTTATTTGTATCTTCATCAAAACAAATGCATATTATTTTATATTTAAAATTATCAAAATCATATTTATTATAGGCATTAAATAATATTTTACCAACTGTTTTATGTTTCAAATTTTTATGCGAATACCATCTATTTTTAATATCTTTTTGAATAGTTTGACCAATATATTTTTTACCGTTTATTTGATTTTCAATTATATATATGTATCCCATATATAATTTGTTGTTTTATTTTTAAGTAAAAATAAAAATTAATTAAATACTTAAAATTAGTCCCACATTCTATCCAGACTTAAGATAATATTTGTCCTATAACATTGCTGTGTAGAAGCGCCAGACACTTTGGATAATTCTTTAGGATCAGTCAATAAATATTCCACCATAATTTCTGTCATTTTATTTTTTAAGATGATGACTCCATTAAAAGTAACTTCTTGACAAATTGTCATTTTACTAGATTCGAGACCATTATACTCATATTCATAATTGATTTCATAATAGGTGTTACCATCGTCGTATACATGTTCGATTACAGTAATAATTATATTACAATAAGAGTTATCAGATGAATCAAATTCATTGATAAATCTAAAACGTTTTGTAAAAGTAATTGGGTTGTTCATTGTCTAATATATCTTATTTAAGTTATATCTTATATATCTTATATAAATCATTGTATAATTAGTTTCAATTTTATTATTATTATTATTATTATTATTATTATTATTATTATTATTATTATTATTATTAGAAAACGATCCCAATAAGAATTAATACACGTCTATAATATAGATGCCAGATGAACCAAAATATCAAATAATAGCTGTAATTTCAAGTATATTAACCATTTTAGCATTTAGTAATTTAATATTTAATGTCCATATGACAAAAGAGACAGAACATCTATCTTTAATATGGATTTTTTTAGTTTTAACAGCTCAAAGTTTGTTAGTTGTTTATGGATTAATCAATAATTCATTTAAAAATTATGTTCCAGCATCTATATTAATTTTAGGTGTATTGTATGTTATATATATAAAGGTGAATTACAGCAATACAAACCTGATTGAGGATGAATTAAGATCAAAAAATATACTGACAAATTGATAACAATAATAATATATTTTATTAAATAAAATATAATAAAAAGAACTTAAAGACAATAGGCCTATATTATATGTAGAGGGGGAGTAAAACAATGGTTCCGAACAGCGATTAAATTCAAAAAAAATTTTTTAAAATGGAACCAGTAACACAGCACAGATAGAGAAGCGGTCAACCTCGCGGGCCTTAAGAGCCCGTCTTTTATTAGTTCGTTGGGTTCGAATCCCACTTTGTGCAAAATAAAATTAATTGTATTACTAATTTCATTTATTTTAAGCTTTTTTCCATATAAACCCACAACACGTTTTTTGTTTTCCATTTATATTTTTACTTATTGATCGACAATCAATATTATTTGATTTTGATGCATCAGAAATACTTTGATATGTATTAATATAATTATTATATAAATCGTATTGTATTACTTTTATTTTAGAAAATCCGCATTTTCCCTTTTCTTTTTTTAAATTATTAAAAATATTTGAATTTTTTATAGACTCTTTAACTTTATTACGATTTACATTACTACTCATAACAATTGTTTGTCTTTCGGATATTTGTTGTTTCAACTCAGGATTTAAAATATATTTTTGTTTAAATGTTTCGGAAATTTTCTTTATAGTTTCATTAGAATGTTTTTTTCCGTAAAAACCACCTCCTTCGCCTCCTTTTGTCAAATTATACCCATTTGGAACCATTGAATTATATTTTTGAATATATTCTATTTCAAGTTTATATCTATCTTCATCAAAACAAATAATTAGTATTTCAAACCTAAAATTATCAATTCCGTATTTTCTAACAGCATCTTGTAAAGCAGGACAACCTATACCCTTTTCTATTTTTCTCTTGTGTTCATTCCATCTTAATTCAGGATTTATTTTCTTAGTTTCTCCAATGTAAAATTTTTTAGAAATAATATTAGTTATTTTATAAATAAATCCCATATTATTAAACTTATCTATTTATTTTTAAATAGTAATTTAAAATGTTATAATTGAATTATATTAATTATCGTTTAAATCAGTATAAAGACAATAGGTCTATATTATATGTGGTAGAGGAAATAAAAGGATTCACATAGCAATTAACATAAATACTATGTATTTATATATTATTCTTAATGCCTTGTGCTTTTAAGAAGATATAAAATATAATTTAACGATTGAATCCTGAGACAAAGGATGAGACAAGGAAGCCGAAAAGGAAATAAAAGACTTCACACAGCAATCAACCTAATTAATGATAATTTAATCAGCAATCAACCTAATTAATGATATTTTAACGATTGAAGTCTGCGATAAAGAATGCGGATAAAGAATGCGGATAAAGAATGAGAAAAAGAATGCGGATACAAAAATGATTAAATATATGTTTATATTGTTCTCAATATACTCGTATTATTAATCATTTTTGTAGTCGGCATAAGGCACCATAGGCGTAAGGCATAAGGCACCATAGGCGTAAGGCATAAAGTATTAAGAGAATGTTTTACATTCTGGATTTAGCAATTGGTTAAAGTATTTAACTATTTAATCCATAACAGCAATCAACTTACTTAAACTTTATTATTGATTGGATTTCGAGTTTTTGTCATCTTTTATATTAAAAAGGTTCCTATATATTTGCCTAGCGCTCAAATATAGTCGTTTATGTCTTTTGTTCGGATCAAGAATTAATAGTTCTTAATAAAAAAGATAACTTTATGGTCTTATAGTGTAGCGGTTAGCACCGAGAACTTTGAATTCTCTATCCTGGGTTCAAATCCCGGTAAGACCTAAACCAAAAACATTTGTTTAATAAATATTATTAGAATACTTATTAAATTCTTCTTTTGTTATAATTTGTTAGATACTTCGTTATAAAAAAGTATATTTGTTTATACTTTTCTTATCATCTTTTTGCTATACTTTTCTTTACTGCGTTATAAAAAGTATATTTGTTATAATTTGTTAGATACTTCGTTATAAAAAAGTATATTTGTTTATACTTTTCTTATCATCTTTTTGTTATACTTTTCTTTACTGCGTTATAAAAAGTATATTTGTTATACTTTTCTTTACTGCGTTATAAAAAAGTATATTTGTTTATACTTTTCTTATCATCTTTTTGTTATACTTTTCTTAAAAGTATATTTGTTTATACTTTTCTTATCATCTTTTTGTTATACTTTTCTTAAAAGTATATTTGTTTATACTTTTCTTATCATCTTTTTGTTATACTTTTCTTAAAAGTATATTTGTTTATACTTTTCTTATCATCTTTTTGTTATACTTTTCTTAAAAGTATATTTGTTATACTTTTCTTTACTGCGTTATAAAAAGTATATTTGTATCAATGTCTAAAACCGATCCCCAAGATAATTGTGGGATTTGTTCGAATCCTGAATCAGATAAAAGTTGCCTCATATTTGTCACAAGTTGTTTCAAAGTAATAGATGTACCATATTGCTTAATTGTTTGTGTAAACGCAAAAGTCATAGCACCAGAACTTTTCCCACCAATAAATGCGTCGGCGCTAGTTTGTTGATCAGTGCATCCGCTGATCATAAACACTTGACCTGATGTATCCTGATTACTAGGATTAACAATAACAGTGTCGCTACTATCTAAATTGTATTTAAGATCTAAAACAGTTCCGCTAAAACAACTATCAAACAACACAAACAAGGTTACTCCAGGTTTCAAATTATTTTTAATAATTTTGTTAAGCTCATCATCTGAAATACACATATTAATACTTGTCGCGTTAATAGGAACAATCAGCTCATCTTGACCGTCAAGTTCATCGTTATTTAAATCAGTAGTGCAAGTTCCGTGACCGCTATATAAAAAGAAGAGAGAGTCTCCGCTAATCGAGTTTTTTAACAACGCAGTTAAAGCATAAATAATATTTTTCTTTGTAGGTTTATAAGTAGTATCGTCAGTTAAAGATACAAAATTATTGAATCCATATTTTTCTTGTAACAAATTTTTAATATTTTTGGTATCATTAATACAACCATTTAATTCATTGGATGTATTTTTATAATTGATACCGATTAGAGAAGCAAATTTACCAGGTATGTTTCTTTGAGGAAAAGAAGTCGCTTGATTTACTTTTTTAATATCATTATTTAATTTTTTTTTCAATTGCGCAACATCAGCATTATATTTGTTATTAAAAAAAAGAATATTATGAGCTTTAATTTTACTATGTATTTTACTACGCATTCTAATTTTATTTATGTTAGTTAATAATTGTTCTCTAAGCGATTGAACATTGTTATTAAACGCAGAGACAAGTTCGGCTATTGTTTTTTGTTTGTAAGCTTCAAGATAAGGATCCATGTATAATAATATTATATATTTATTAATACATATATAATACTTTTGTTATCTTCTTTTGTTATACTTTTCTTAGATACTTTTGTTATACTTTTGTTAGATACTTTTGTTAGATACTTTTGTTAGATACTTTTGTTAGATACTTTTGTTAGATACTTTTGTTAGATACTTCGTTATAAAAAAGTATATTTGTTATACTTTTCTAAAAAGTATATTATACTAATTCCGAATATCTACAATCATTTTCTTTATCGGGCACCCAAGAAAATCCGGATAGCCTAGATAGATCTGATAAATCAGATATTTCAGATAACTTGGATAAATCTGAATGAAACCGTTTAATAGTTTGTTCTTCATCGTTAGGTTGTTCTTCAGTATTCGTTTGTTCTTCAATATCGACTGAATTATTATGTATTGTTATACGACTCGGTTTAAAACATTTATAAATCCCACACAGGCCCATACAGCAACAAATAGAAATAAGAATATAAAATATTTGTTCCATTATTTATAAGATATAATATTCTTATTTAAAATTCTTTAAATTCATATTAAAGGAACTTTATATATATATTATTTCGCAATAAAACAACTTAAAGACAAGGTCTGTATATTATATGGAGAAGGGCTTATAACAAAAATATATTTCCATACAGCAATCACCAATTTTTTAATTTATAAAAAACCAATGGAAATAGCAACAAGTGCTTCCTTAGCTCAGTTGGTAGTTTAGCGTTCGCCTGTTAAGCGAAAGGTCCTCGGTTCAAATCCGAGAGGGAGCGACTTAATTTTATATTTTGTTATAAAATTAAATACTTATTAATATATTATTATAAATAACTTAAAGATAACAGTCGGTATTATACCAGATATGGTTAACTATGAAGATATTATTGAAGAATTTAATAAAAGAGGTTGTAAATTATTAACTACAAAAGAAGGGTATATTGAAATATTAAGCACTGCGACAAAACAGAATTACAAATTATATTACAGTGCTTCTTGTGGACATAATAATTGGGTATTTTATAATGTTTTTAAATCAAGAGGAACTGGAATTATATGTCCAACATGTAAACATAAAATAAATAGCTTAGAAAAAAAGGAAAAAATAAAAAATAATGAATTATCAAAAAATTGTTATATAGAACAAGAGTTTGAATTTATTAAATACATTAGTAAATTATTGGAAAATGAGTTTGAATTTATTAAAGCATTTGATGGTTGTAAATCTGATATAATTTTTAGACCAAAAAACATAGCAGATGATAAATGGGTTGGAATACAAGTTAAAACTACAAAACAACGATATTTGACATATGGTTTTAATATTAACAATAACTATAACTATACCGATTGTTTGCTTTTATTTTATTGTTTTGAAGATGAAAGTATGTGGTTAATTCCTGAAAATATTATTCAGGATCAAAAAAAAGTTAGTATTGGATATAATAAATCAAAATATAATATTTATAAAACATGTAAAAATACAATATGCGAAAGATTAAAAACTCTATATTCTTCAACAACCAAATTTAATTTCAATATTTTAAATATGCCTATTAATATTTATCAACAAAGAGAACAAGAGTTTAGAAAATTTCGTGAAAATAAAATAGATTTTATTGATTTTCACTATGAAAATATGGAAGGAACTGTATATGATTTTAAAATTAATAAATTAAAGATACAAGAAAAGGTAACGAAAATATATGATAAAGAAAATAGATATATGTTTAATTTATGTAAAAAAAATGGAACACAAAATAATATACAATACGATATTGGTGATAATGATTATTATTGGCTAAATTGCGACAATAAAATATATTTTTTTGTTATTCCAGAAAAAATTTTGATTGATAAAGGAATTATTGGTAATAATAAAAAAACATTATTTTTTAAAATTACAGTAAGAGAAATATTACATAAAAATTCGTCTTGGCTACAACCATATATGTTTAATTATGAAAACATAGATAAAGAAAGATTAATAAACGTTTTAAATTTATAAAAGAGGAAATCATTTCAACAAATATATCGCAACAATAGCAAAAATCAACCCAATTATTTGTCTCATTGTTACCTCGCTTCCAAACAATAATATACTAGGCGCAATTATCATTATTATTGCGATGATCTTAACCAACGCAAATTGAGTTAGAATATCATCATTTTTAAGCAACTTAATATAACTATAAATTAATCCAGTTTCAGATAAAGCAGTAACTAACAACAACCAATTATTAGCAGTTTTTTCATATTGTTTGATAATAATTACGGTTAATGCGCTAAAAAACGATGAAATAAACAACCATTTATACATTTGTATATTTTTTAAAAACATTATAAAATATACAAATATTAATTAATAAACTTATTGTTGAAACGACTTGATACATTCCCACAACTTAGCGGACTCATCCAAAGTAAAAGCCCCACGCTTTTGAGCCAAATTTAAAAAAGTAACAATCAATTGTAGAGCATCTTGCTGAGAATTAATCGGAACATCAACAAGTCTAGTTTTCATTTTTTCTCCACTAGGAGTCGGTAATTCAGTCGTAGAAGCAGATTCCATTATAATAATATAGTTATGGATATTGTTTTAAATACTAATATTGATAAATACTTATATTGGTAAATACTAATATTGGTAAATACTTATTAGTAAATATTACAGTAAAAACAAAATAAAACAAAATAAAATTGAACTAAATAAACTATTTAAACATTACGTATATTTATTTAACAAGAAAGCAATAATGTCTGAATTTAATAATACTACGACCGACAATGTCACTGCGAAGACCAATACTTTGGAAGACCCGAATTTTCCATATATGCCCCCCTGTATGAGATGCCAACCTATAATTGATTATACGTCAATTCAATATAATATTTTGGACGAATCATTTCCTTTAAAATTGTTCTCTGATCCGGAGTGGAGATTTGGAACATTTAATTTACTTATTCGTTCCGAAATTCCAATTACAAGTAAACATCTACACATATTCTTTACAATCGATAGCTCAGGATCAATGTCGGATATGTGTGTAGATGGGAGAACAAAAATACAACATATTCATTATACATTAGAAAATATGATTCGTATCTTTCATGAAAATCAAAATTGTAATATATCTCTCCACGTTCAATCATTTGACTCAACAATTAAGACACATATTCAAGACATTTCAAATATAAAAGAAGAAAATTTAGAATTAATTATAAATAAAATTAAAAAAATTTTACCAGGAGGCTCAACTAACATTGAAATCGCTTTAAAATCAGCATTTGACCAAATTACAGAATATAGCTTGAATAATTCGGAACACGAAGTAGTTCATTTATTTCTGACTGATGGCGAAATATCTATCGGCAGTAAAGATAAGGAATTTTTAAAAACTCTTGTTCCGAGTAACTGTACAAATATATTCATAGGTTATGGATTGGAACACGATTCTCTATTATTGTCTTCCTTAGGAAATATGAAGAATAATGATTATAGGTTTATTGATGCGTTAGAGAAAGCTGGTCTTGTATATGGAGAACTTATTCACGGAATTTTGTATAAAGCGATTACCGACGTATTAATAAAATCATATGATTGCGAGATTTACAATTTCCAAACAAATACTTGGTCAAACGAATTAATGATTGGTAACTTACTTAGCGAACAAAAAAAGACGTATCATATTCGTTCTAAAACATTAGAATCTGGTTATATTTCTGTTCACGGTAAAACAATCATTCAAACTAAACAATTTCAAATTTTAAGTGAAGAAATAGAAGAACAAACTGTTTGTCGTCCTTGTTTATCATTATTGGATACAAATCTTAATATATTTGAGTTTCGTCAAAGAACACAGGAACTGCTTTATGAGGTTCGGCAGTATTCGGAAAAAATAAGAGCAAAGAAAAATGTATTCTCGTATTATTCGTTAGATTACGACTTAGACACGCCTTTAGAAAAGGATTTAAAAAAGAATTTAGAAAAGGATTTAAAAAAGCCTTTAGAAAAGCCAATAGATCCAAACGTAGAAAAGAAAATGCTTAAAACTAAATTAATTGAATTTAGAACGCTAATGATTAAATATATGAAGGATAAAGAGGTATGTCCAATTATGACGATGTTATGCGATGATATTTATATTTGTATTCGCACTCTTGGAACATCTGTAGGCAATATGTTTACATATGCAAGACAAACATCGCAAGGGCGCCAGCATACATATGCTTGTTCGGCATTAGATTCTTTCGATAAAAAAGAACCAACCATTTATTTACAATCTCCAAGACACCAAAGGGGCACTTTCCCTTCTTTAAGGCCTCTTCCTCCTCTTTTAGCTAGACAAACAAATAATAACAGATTTACAACTGATGATGACATGGATGAAATAGATGTAAATGAAGAATTTAATGAAGATTTAAACGAAGATTTAGATGAAGATTTTGGATTATTATCTCAGAATATTCTGACGCCATATTCTTCTGCTGGGGTAGTACAATTAATGCGAGATGTAAGCGGTAATAATACAATTAATAAATAAATCAATTAATAAATAAATCAATTAATAAATAAATCATTTAATCAATTAAATATATTTTTTATAATCCCCATAAACTTTTCCATGGCTTAGAAATGATGTCATCCCCTTTAATATTTAATTTAAACGGACAACTAAAATCACCAGGGGAATTTAAAGCAACGCAAGGATCGCATGGATTATTAACAAAGGTGAATCCAGGCATTGCTTTTGGTATATCTTCTGGTTTAACGACAGACGTGTTAGAATTCATATATCCATTCCATAAATTCATTCCATTAAATACTGTTTTTTCCATTACAGAATTACCATTAGAATCAGTTGAACATTTAATTGTATTCTTTTCTAAGTTTTTTTCGCTTGTTCCGCTTATATCGCTTGTTCCGCTTATATCGCTTGTTCCGCTTATATCGCTTGTTCCGCTTATATCGCTTGTTCCGCTTATATCGCTTGTTCCGCTTATATCGCTTGTTCCGCTTATATCGCTTGTTCCGCTTATCCCTCCATATAATAAAAATTGTCCTTCTTTTGAATTCCACGCAAGTAACTCTCTTGCCGCATTACGATTATATGTTCTCATAGCATAATCTAGAGCATATTTAGGTTCTATTTTAATAATTTTATTATATAACACTTTATTCAAATACTCATTTTGAAGTTCCTCGGGCCAAGGCCAATAACCAGTTTCTAATAGCTGCTCGACTTCCAAAGGAGTAGCTTGTTTTTGTAATATTTCCAAATCAAAATGAGTTATATTTTTACTAATAGTAGTTTGATAAATGTTAAACCGTTTAATTAGATCCGGAGACCATTTATTAAACGTTGTACTAGAATTTGTACTAGAATTTGTACTAGAATTTGTACTAGAATTTGTACTAGAATTTGTACTAGAATTTGTATTTGTATTGTAATTTTGAAACCCAGTTTTTGTTTTAGTAAAACTATTGAATAATATTATTGATATAACTAACAAAATTATAAAAAACATGTTATAACTAAATTTCATATTAAAATATGGTTATAAAATAAATAAAATAAGAATTACATGATAAAGCTATCGACGCTCATATGCGAAAATCTGAATAAAACAAGAAAGACAGTGGCAAGACCAATTGCCAAATTCATATTATACATTGCGGCCAAGAAAATGAAAGCAATAAGAATTAAATTTCCTAAACCTGTGTCAAATAAACTAACAAAAAGACTAGGAACAGCAAACATAACAACCCATAACACTATTAGCAATGTGATTAATCCCACAACTAAATTAATGTTTTTTCGGGAGAATATACCTTCAACGGAGACACTCATATATATATATATCCACTTTTAAAAAAAGTGGAGCAAAAAATAAATATATCCACTTTTATTACTTTGTTAAAAAAATTTATAAAATACTTTTGCTATACTTTTTTTAAAAGTATAAATATATATTATTTAAAAAAAAATTGAATTTAAACAACTTAAAACGAACTCATTATAATATAACAATAGAATGAACAGATTAACTATAATAAACTTTATTAATCCTTCTTGGTTTACACAGATCACTGGGTTTCTGTGCGAACATCCTGCATTTATGAAATTAATTCCAATTGTTGCGTTAGATGAATATCCAAATGGTTTTAATAAAAATCCTCACGAAACAGATGAAAATGTGCCACTAAATATATTTGAAATAATGGTTTATGGGTTATCATACGCGAACGTAGATATAGATTATGGAAAAATACAATATTTATTGTTGACAAAATATTTGCGACAAATAACCGAATATACTAGAGATATGGAGTTCCCTGAAGACACTCAGCCTGAAAAAGTGAGAACGTATAGAGAATTGGTGAATACTCTTTTGGATAATAATATTGTTGTTACTGAAATGACATATGAACAACTGCCCGTAGTTGAAAAAGTGTGGGGAATGACTGAAAGCACCATTACGCTTCTTCATTTGTTGTTTGATGAAGTTACAACCGATAGATGTCTTCCATATGCGGATAAGCAATTCAAAAGAGGTATGGTAATGTTTTATGATTTAGAAAATCCAACAAAGGAAGAATTAAAAGCAATTACAGATACGTGGACAAATAAAAAGGTTGGGCTAATGTTTATAGTCCAGTTTGCGCATTATTCTGATTATTTAGAATAAAAAATAATTTAGTTACATCATTTTACATATACTGTTTAAAACATAAAACATATTATATAATACATAATACATAAAACATATTTTTTATTCTAAAATAACATAGACTTTTCTAGTTGCTATTTGTAAGCAATTGTTCAAATCTGGACATTCAATATATATGGTCTTACCTGTTTCCGAAATGCTATTAATTCGTTTAATTACATGATTGTTTCGACTTTTGAAAATTATTTCGTGACCAATATATTGCGATGCGTTGGCTGGAGTAAGTCTTGTAGTATTCATTCTTCTGATATTCATTCTTTAAAGTTAATAATTCTTAAACATTGATACTGTATTCTTTATTAAATAAAAGTATTTCAATTTTTTAAAAATAGGTATAAATTTATGTTAACTAAAAATTATATTAATTTTTATTTAATATAATTTCTATTCGTTTCTTTTCTAAAATTTTAAATACTAGATACCAGTAGATCCGATACCGCCTTCTCCTCTAGAAGTGCTAGGTCCTAGTTCTTCAATATTGGTCACGATATGAACATAAATAGGCACCAATCCCGGAGCACAAATTTGTAACATTCGCGAATAAGCGTCCATATAATAACCATCATAATTTTTGTCATTTGAGCCATTGTTATAAATACAATCAAACATTCCGATTAAATTTCCACGATACCCAGCATCAATAATGCCTTGATTATTTGCTAAACGCAAAGGAGTTTTGGACATACTAGATCTCGCATAGGTATAAAATGGCGTGTAATAATTTTTTACATTGGAAAACATTTGTCCATTGTGATACATTTTAGCACAACATTTGACTTTAAAATCAACCTTATTGATACGCCCATCCAAATTTTTTTTAAAAAATATAGTTCCTGTTCCATAACACGCATTTTCGTTTTTTGGTAAATACAAATCAAATCCAGCATCGTAAAAATGAGGATCATTCATAATTTTATTGTTATGTTTGGTAGCAGCTTCTTTATACATGTTTACAAGTTCTTTATCGTCGGAATCAACCAATATTGATAAATACATTACCTTATCGTGAGCGGTTTCTGAACATAAATTATTAAAGAACGAATCAATTGTATTAACTTCCTGATTCAAAAATTCCATTATATACAAATATTTATGGAATAACTTTAAGTTGTTTTAATTATTACTAAACCCAAGAAAACTTGTAAATAAATTGAGAATATCTAAATAATAGTCCATAGACGCAGTAATAAAATCTCCATAATAATTTCTTTGTAGGATTATGTTAGTATCATACATTACATACATCGCAAAAAGAATAATACCTATAAAGGATAATATTTTATGTGCTTGGTTCATACTTGTAATAAAGATTAGACGCGCCACGATTAAAGTGAGTAACGACCAAAATAAAATAGCACCAAATCTGTAGCCAAGGTTAATCCCACCTGCGATTAAAGTTATTCCCGCGACAACAAAAACAGCGAACACTGTTAATGCTCCTTGAATGGCTACATTTATCATATCAGAATTATATTCTTTTTTAAGATTAGATAATGCGAGACCCCACGTATAAGAAAACAGACAAAAAAGAAGAAACTTAATAATTTCTGGCATTGGAACCAATATCATAACAAAAAGAATGATTAGCTGGGCAATAAATAAAGGCGTGCCACTAACTTTAATATTAGTAGTTCGTTCCATTACATAATAAGTGATTCCGAGCTGAGCAATTAAATTAGCAAAAACAAGTATTAAGAATTCCTTTTTTTCATACATTAATTGCATAATTTTAGAACCGCTTTTTAATCCATTTTTTTTTAAATCAAAGAGACTATTGTAAATACTAGAACGTCCCATTATAGTGTAAACGAAGAAAAAATATTAATTACAAGTTACAAGTTACAAGTTACAAGTTACAAGTTACATAATACAATTACATAATACAATGTTCTGATACCAAGCTATATATTTCTAGATTTTTCACTGTAAAACTTGTCATTTGGCTTCTACAAAACGCACAAGCTGGACCAGCAGCCATAGTGTTATACATTTTTAGAGTATTTGTAATACACGTTCCGCAAAATTTATGTCCGCAATTGATCGTTACCGTGTCTAACAATTTTGTTTCTTCGAAGCAAATGGAACAGTCTTCGCATTTGTCTAATTCTTCTGCTGTCTCGGTTACGGAAATACACGTGGAAATGTTATATTTTTTAGGAATATTTATTCTTTCAAACTCTGAAACCAAGTTTCTTTCAAACTCTTCTTCCAAGTTTCTTTCAAACTCTTCTTCCAAGTTTCTTGAACCAAAAGCGACATAATCTTGCAGAAAATCACGAATTGCGCTTATTTGGGAATTTCTTGAAGCTCTTGCGTTTCGTAAGATTTCAAACACCCTTGTTCCAGATCCTATCCTTGTTCCAGAACCTAACCTTTGGTCAGATCCTAACCTTTGGTCAGATCCTAACCTTTGGTCAGAACTTTGGACAACTGACCCAAAGGCATTAAATGGTCCGAATTCAGTTACAACTTCAAAATCATTCATTTCAAAATTATTTATTGCCAGATCTTGCGCATAAGCAGGAATTACGTCTGGAATGTTAGGTAGAGTTACTCTTTCAATCCATTCATCTTCTAAACCAATCTCGATTATAGTTACAAAGAGCTTACTCCAAAGACGATGTATGAGATCCTTCTTCGATAATGAAATACTTCCTCCAACAAATTTCGCTACAACAGCTTTTAAAACACTAACAGTATATCTAGAGATTGAATCGTTAAAACGTGTTTTATTTGTGAATACACTAGAACTTAATCTACGTATACTAATATATATACCTTTTATATTGTTATAATGGGCTGTAATAGTTGGGTCATTACATAATCGGATATTGTGACCTTCGCAATGACAATAAGAACAAGCCATTTTATAAATTTATTTTGAAACTTTGAAACTTTGAAACTTTGAGTTAATAATTACTAATTACTGATACAACATTTTTAACAAGATAAAAGTATTTCAATTTTTTTTAAATAAAAAAAAGATTTTCTCTTTTATTAAATTAATTACAATTACAGAATACAGAATACAGAATACATAATACAGAATACTTAAAGATCACCATACAATTCCTCGCATATTTTCTTGTCCGATTCGCTCATTTCGACCACTTGGTCTTCTACTTCTACTTTGACTTCTAGGAATTCTTTAACTTCTTCTTCCAATTTTAAAACAGGTGCTGCTTTCAAAACAACAGATTTCTTCGCAGTCCTTCTTTTTGGGATTGGCTTATTAACGCCGTAGTCTATCGCTGTAGGTAAAGTTGGAATATCGGTAGCTGGAGGCTGATACTGATAAGGGGTAACTGGAGGAGTTTTAGGAATAAGCGAAGCAGGAGGAGTAAGAGGAAGGCACGGGGCAATTTTACTGGGATGAATAAGAGAAAGACAAGGAGCAATTGGCGCCTTTCGTTCAAGTTTTACGTCAAGTTTTACGTCAAGCTTTACGTCAACTGGTCTCATTCTATTGTCCCGTTTATCGTCCATTCTTCTTCCTACTTGTGCGACAGGTCTTCTATCGTCCTTTTGTAAAACTTGTGCCTTGGAAACAGGTCTTCTATCGTCATTTTTTAAAACAGGTCTAGGAATGTCCTTTCTCATACTGTTACTGCGTCCGAACTCGTCTTCCAGTTCCATATACGGCTTGGAGCGCTGAATCTGAATAGCAGGAGGTCCTTCTTCGCGTCTACTATCGTTAGTAGAATTTGATCTATTGGCCGATATCTTCCAAAACCAAGGAGTATCATAAACAATTTTAATTTCCTTACCTTCAATTAATTTTCTACGCGCTGATTGAGCGTCTTCATTCCAATGCCACTTCTCAAAGTGGACAAAGGCGCGCTTGAACTTTTCTCCCTTCTCGTTCTTGTATTCAATCATATCAATGCGCTTAATCTTGCCGAGTTGAAGTTGATCAAACACGTTGCCGATTTTTTTAGCATCAATATTATTGAAAACGCGAGGAATACAGATGGATGGCTGAGATTCCTCGAGGTATCTGAGGTTGAATACAGTGTCGGACATTTTATTAAAACTTTGAAACTTATTATTGAAACTTTGAAACTTTGAAACTTTGAAACTTTGAAACTTTGAAACTTTGAAACTTTGAAACTTTGAAGTTGATAATTACTGGTTAATAATACTATCTTCTCTATAGTAAAAAAGTATTTCAATTTTTTTTTATTCAGCTTAGAAATAGAGGTAACTAAAAAAATAAAATAATAAAAAATTTTTATTATTTTATTACAAATACTATACGATACGATACTTTAACATTTATTCATCATATTCTATTCATCATATTCTATTTGTCCCATTCAATAATATACATGGAACAGCGACTCGTGTCTCTCCATTTTTGTTTTTCAATCGCGTCTTCTATCTCGTCTTTTTGAAAAGATTTCAAATACCATTTCGCATTTGGTCCAGCTTTAATTATTATATTAGGTTTCGACTCCATTTTATAAGCCAGTTCCAAAACCTGTTCAAAGGTAAACGACTTATCTATTCCTGCCGAGCCAACACATCCCTCTCTGTCTAAAGGATGAACATTGTTATTATGATATCCAACATCTTGTCCAGGTCTTCTTTCAATATTTTTTACGTGATTCATTTTCAAAGTTATTATTTTATTAAACTGTATTAAGATACTGTATTTGTTAGTAAGAAAAGCATTTCAATTTTTTTTAAAATTATAAATTATCTTTTTTAAATATAATTAAATTGGAATGGACTCAAGAGAATACCATTCGAATCTGTAGTAACATCTCTCCGTGTAATATTTCCAATAAAATCCTTCAGGTGCTATAGCAAATTTGTGAGAGGCTTCCTTAGTAAGCACATGTGTAATCAGGTTTTCTACCTTAGATGATTTTACAACGATAGGATATTTTCCAGTAGGATCTTTTGACTCCGTGGATAAACTCATATTTAATAAGTCTTTATCTGTAACTAAAATTACAGGTTTAATAGGTTTTTTAATATTTCGGTTGTTAGAACGAGTTTCCATTTATTAAGATATCGTTATTTTATACTCATTAATAAATTTCAATTTTATTATTTTTTTATTTAAAAATAAAATTTTTAGTTATCTATGTTTCTAAGTCAAACAAAAAAAATTGAAATACTTTAATCTACTTATAAATGTAGTATCAGTAATCAGCAATTATCAACTTCAAAGTTTTATTATCAAGTTTTCATATCAATAACAATTTTATCTAAGAATGTCTAAGAACTTTAATACCGTAAAGCCTGTACAAATGTTCTGCAAGGTATGCTTAGACGCTGGAAAGTCTGAATCAGAATATACGTCTCACTTCATTAGAGAGACACGCGATCCTAATTCTAAGGTCGTTTGTCCTACTCTCTTGGCTCTCGAATGTCGCTTCTGTTTCGGTCAAGGACACACGGTAAAGTATTGTACGGTTCTAATTAAAAAGGAAAAAGAGAAAAATAGATCTCAGAAATTGTCTGAGTATAACGCTACTACAAATCTAACTAAGCCAAAGGTAACTAATCCAAAGGTAAGTAAGAAGCCAAGCAATGCGTTTGCTTGTTTGGACGGCGACTCGGATGGAGAGGAAACCCAAGTTTTAAAGAAAACAATTAAAAAGGTAGCATTCGATGCTAACGACAGTTTCATAAGCAAAGGCTTAAGAAACTATGCTGCCGCATTAGCTGCTCCTGCGCCAAAGATCTTGCCTAAGGCAATCGTAGTTGATATTCTTATTTCGCAGGCTTTTCATAAGGAAAAGCCAAAAGTACACGATTTAGTTAATACAAGCTTTAAGACAGAGTCCAAGGAATCCAAAAATCATGTGCCCAAGCAGGCTCCTTGGGCGTCTGCCTCAAATAAAGTTGTCCAAAAAAATAATTGGGCAGCAATGGAGGAATCAGACGACGAAGATGACTGCTATTCGGACAACTACTCAGACAACTTTTATTAAACGCGTATTTAAATGTATTGTATCGTATAAAAAGTATTGTGTAAAAGTATTGTATTGTATAAAAAGTATTGTATTGTATAAAAAGTATTGTGTAATGTAATATAATTAAATAAAACCATTTTTTATTCACATTTTATAATCTCTTAAACCAGGAATAATACTTCCTGTTAAAACATTATTAGTAACTACGTATACTTTGTTGGATTGTTTTTTCTCTGGTATTGAACCAATTAAACTAACAAATTTCTTCTTATAAGTCCTCTTCTTATAAGTATGTCTTCTTTTATAAGTTCTCTTCATTCTACTCTTATTATGATGTTTACTAGTATGATGTTTACTAGTATGACGTTTACTACGTTTATTAGCATGATGATTAGTATGTCTCTTATTCATATATTATTACAATATATTTAAAATAAAATTGAATTATAAACTTAGTACTAACATATATTAAACTCAAATAAGTCAATACATATAATGTTGTTTCAAGCTATCTGTTCTAAAATTAACGAACACTTTTACGAACAAGAAACTGTTGTTAATGAACAAAATAATAAGGATAAATTTGAAAAGGATAAATTTGAAAAAGATAAAAGTAAAAAGGTATATAAGTTTCCAGACTTAGAATTGGGATTTGGTCCAATAATAGATGTCGAGTCAAATATTAATGATAAACTTTCTAGTCAGAGTTTTTTAGACAATTGTTTATCTTCTATCAATTATTTAACAAGCCCAGATAAAATCGGATTAAATATGAATTTCTCGTTTATGTTTGAACAACAAAAATATTCAAAACAACAAAAATATTCAAAGCAAGAGCCTAAGCAAGAATCAGAAAAAAACGATACAAAAAGTGATAAAACCGATTCTTATATAATAGATATTTAATAACAAATCCGATTTCGTTTAACCAAATAATTTTAAATATAATATTGTTGTAACTTTTAACAAATGAACCTTTTTTATGATATAAAACAAATAAATGAGTTCACATATAGTTTAAAAATACATGGACAATATATATTACCAATATATAAAACAATTAAAAAAATGTTAAAAACGGCTTACTATGATAGCGATACAGAATCCATATTTTTTTCTGCCGAAAAGGTTATAACATTTAAACAATATATTTCCAATCGTAAATTAGAAATAAAACAGTGTATTAAAATGATTGACGAACTAACAAAACAAATGGCTTATTTAAAAAGTATGGATTATGGTTTCTATGGATTCGGAGTAAATGATATTTTAGTAGTTGATAACTTATTTTTATTTTGCAGTACACAATATTTAATTCCTCATCAAAACGACAATTTTATTTTTATTGAACCAATATCTAATCCTTATTTTTCGAGTCCTGAAATAATTGGGATAACAACGCTACCATCAGAAATAAATTATAAATGTTGTTATTATAGTTTAGGTGTATTAGTTGTATTTTGTTTATTGAATAACTATTTGTTAGTTGGTAATGAATTAAAAAGCACAAAAGAAATAGAATGTATTTTAATACCATTTTTAAACACCAAAATATACTGGTTTATTAAAAGATGTTTGGAGCCAAAGGTAGAAAAAAGGATTTTATTATTGATATAAGAAGTATTCGATTATAAGAAGTATTCGATTATAAGAATTGTTTGATTATATTAAAAAATAATTATATATATTTATGATATATGTCATTAGCAACTTTTAAAAAAAAATCAATAAATAGTGTTTCCTCCGCAACCAAACGATCCGGTAAACCAACAAATGAGTACTGGATATATCAAGGACCTTATGGCAGAAAAGGAAATTTACCATCTACGATTTTTAATGCCAGTTTAGTAGGTCCAAATGGTGAGGTTGGTGGAAACGCATATAATGCTTCTAATGCTGGGTTTTCGATTAATGGCGCCAATAGAAATATTGGAAGCGTAGGTTCAGATATGAAATTTAGTAGAAGTAGGACTCCATTTCGTGGTATTTATCCTAAGGGTTGGGGAGGGACGAATGGTCGTTATCCCGATGGTCCAAATAATGTATCATTATCTGTTTATCCTCAAACATCAGGCACCCAATTACAAAGCGCAATTGTAAAACCATCGGTTCTAAGCACAAAAGGAATGTTAGCTCGCAGATTTAGATGGATCAACGCAGGCCAATATCCGTCTAATTGGGTTCAACCAATTTACACAGGAAATCAAACAGATACAGCAAGTCAAGGTCTATATATTCAGAACAAAGCTGCTGCTAATTATTGTTGGTATGATGTCAATGATAGTGCTTTATATGTAAATTATCAAAAAACGTGTGGTTCTACTGGGTGTCAGACAACTCCGGCTCGTGGATATACAATGAATCTTCAAACCGCAAACGCGGCTTACACAAAAACACTTCATCAACCAAAAGATGCTAGTGATTATACATTGCGTATTCAAAGAAAATGTCAAAATCCAGTGGGTTTCCAAAAGCCATTTCCATATGCGGTTCAAACAGGAACAGGTATTCTTACAGGCGGTATTAATGTTAACAATGTTGGTAGCGCATGTAATACGTCGAATACTGTTTTAACACCTCCGGATTGGTATACAGGCGCATCAGTATTAAAATCAGATGGTTCAAAGACAACGCTAAAAGATCAATTATTAGCAGAATTAAGAAACAAAATTAGTCCTGATACGCAAAACCAGGTGTTTCAACAGGTATTTTTAGACGGAACAACTAATTAAAAAAAATTTATTTTTATATTAAACAATATATTATAATGAAAGGGGCTTAAAGACTCTTTAAGTCCCTTTTTACAAGCTATAAATTCTTCAATGTTTAAATTGTGTTTTAATAAATAATTTTAAACGCAAATATTCATATGCTGTTTTTAAGGCATCGTCTAAAGCATAATGTGTATGTGGAAATCTTTCTGATTTATAACAATCCCAAATATCTTGTTTACCAATCCCTGTTAGAACCAATGCTTCTTCCATACTATATTGGCAAATTGCTTTGTATGGTAATATAAATGTATTATCAGATTGATCGCAATAAGTTAAATAAAGATTTCTAAACCAAGCAAAATCAATACACGATATATCCGCCATAAAGTTTGATATTTTGTATGTTTCTGACAATTTATTGAGCCAATCTTGGACGCCCCACATTCCAAAATCAATCGGAACTGATTCGGATTTTATTTTATTGTGAATATCTTGAAATTTATCCCAAAATTCTAATGCGCCTTTTTCTTTTTCTTTTCCTTGGTCTTCAAAACACGCGGATAATGAATCAACTATCCAATGATCATTGTCTAAATTTTCTAGATTAGCATCATCAAGAATAGCAACTAAACCTATTTGTAAAAAGTTACCAATAATCATATTAGAAGATTCAAATTCGGTATCAAGGACAATTGTAATTGTTGGTTTGTTGTCTGTCATTTTGTCTAGTATTAAGATTATAATATTAATTTTATTTCAATTTTATTATTAATAATATAAAGCGAAAACAACTTAAAGACAATTAAGCTAATTATATTGGTAATGTTAGGTAACAGCAATTTAACTTTTAATATTTATAAAAACCAAACCCTAACAGCATTAACCTGACTTAGCTCAGTTGGTAGAGCGGAGGACTGTAGTTCCTTAGGTCACTGGTTCGAATCCAGTAGTCGGGATTTTTGGGCGACTAGCTCAATTGGTAGAGCGCACGCTTAGCATGCGTGAGGTAGAGGGATCGAAGCCCTCGTTGTCCAATGTGTACTTTACAAGAATACAAAGCATCGGTAGTATAGTTGTTTTATGATTTGTAACCAATTTTCCAAAGGCACTGCTAATGCATAATTTTACAATATTTTTTCTATAAATATAGTAAAATACTTATTATTTTATAAAATGCCTATTGCTATTTCTTATGAATTGTTTTTTTTCTATCAAATATTTTTTTAAAAGTAAACTCTGTATTATCAACAAATTCTTCCTCTTTTTTAATATCATATAGTTCATAATATTCATCATAATACGAATCAAAATCATATTCTACTGCGGCAACTGAATTATTAAATGGATCCATTAAATTTTTAATAAATTCATTCATTTCTTCAGGATTTTTGTATTTATTTTTATTAGCAAAAAACATATTATATATTGATCTTGATCTTTTTGATTCTCCGTCTATAATTTCTTTATGAAACATTTGATCTATAATTGAAAAAGCGGATTTAAGTAATATAATTTTTTGCATCAGATTCCGCTTATTTTTAAATAATTTAATAACTATTTTTGCTATAATTTTGATTTTATCTATGTTAGTTGAAGCACAAGTGCTTTCAGTTTCATATATATATTTTAGATATGTAAAATATCGTATTTCATTTTTAACATTTGTCAAATCAGTTATAATTTTTTTTCTTTGATCGCCAATTCTTTTAATAACAGAAAATATGTTAGTATTATAAATAACAGGATATCTCATTCTAATGGTTCTTGGAATAATAAACTGATTAGTTTCCTTTATTTCAGCAATTTTCTTTTCAACGTCATCCAATTTTTGTTTCATTTCTTTTTCAATAGTAGATCTGGATGTTTCAGTTGTTAGAAGATGTTCTTCAATCCATTTTTTAGTATTTTGTAGTTCTTCTTCTAATGAATGTTTTTCCTTATTGATACTTTCAGAATCACGATTAAAATTTGAATCGGTATAACTATGTAATTTACGAGTTATCTCTTTCTTTTCTTCTAATAATTGTTCTAACTCATATTCTTGTTTTTGTAAATCATTGTATCTAAAAAGTAACACAGATCCTGAAGTAAACTCCACAGTACTTTGTAGTTTATCATATTGGTGTGATGATATTTTGTGTGCTTCAGATGCGGCATCCAATTTTAAATAATTCACAATTGCTAATAAAAATGAAATACATCCGTTTAACCCTGAAATAAAAACAGGCCCCCAATAATATCCACTAAGATATGATGACAACACAGTAGCCGCGGTAGAAAACATTATCGATGGCATCATATAGCAATTTAAATGTGTTTCGCAATAAGATTTTGATTCCATATAAATAATTTTTTGTCCTTTTAAATAACTAGCCAAAATATCCAAGGCACTACTATATGTATGATTAATATCTGAATACGATTGATTGATCTTATATTCTACATCTTTAAATTCTAATTTTTTAAAAGGAGCCATATCTTTAATTTTCATATTATCCATTAAATGTAATAAATGTTCGTCTTCAGAATCGTAATTAATATTAATATCGCTTTTTAAATTAATATAATTTTCTAACTTTTTATTTGTACCAGGTTTTGCGCATTCGCTCTTTGTTGATGTTCCTTCTTCCATTTTTATTAAAATATGTTTGTCTTCTAGCTGTTTTGGAATAGATGGATATATTTCTTCCAAAAGTAATGTAATATTTTCATCTTCTTCGTCATCATATTCTTCTTCTTTTTCTTTTTGTTCCTTTTCTTCAGTCATATTTATTTTTATATTTTCTGCCATATTATATATATACTTTTAAAAAAAGTATAGCAAAAGTATAGCAAAAGTATAGCAAAAGTATAGCAAAAGCATAATAAACGTAAATAATATTTTGCTATACTTTTTTTAAAAGTATATATATATATATGTTTAAAACGCGTAGAAATAAGACTCTCTGGTCTAGACAACAACCAGGAACACACCAACGAACGATTATGATGAAAAAGTGCGGTAAAAAATGTTTTTTAGGACCAAACAAAACTTTTCCAATTTGTACAAAAAATACATGCAAAACAAATAAAAAGGGGGTTCACGCAGCTTATGTTCGTGCTAGGGAATATATGACAATTAAAGGAAAAAGATCAAGAAAATATAAAAAAATAGCAGACAAAGCTCATCGCATGTTCTAAAAAATAGAAAATAAAATTGATTATAATTATACTTTTTTATAACAAAGTATAACAAAGTATAATTATAATATATTAAACATTAAATGTCTTTTAAAACAAACAATCAAGTTTTTATATCATCAATGGCATCATTTAACGAATATTATACAAAATCAGTTACTCTTAAAAATATTACGTTTATCGATGGTTGGGGCTGGTTTATTGATCTTGAATCCAATTATCAAGAGATTTTCCCTAATAAATATAAAAAACAAATGCTAAATTATTTACCAACAATAAATGAAATGCCAAGTTTAAGATCTTTTAAATCCATGGGGAATTTACATGAAGATTCTATGATTTTTAAAATGGATGAAGAGCTAGATAAAAAAAACAAATATAAATATACATACATAAAATGGGCTATGCATTCAGTTTGTATTTTAGGTGTTATAGGGGTATTTTATATATCTAACTTTTTATAGAAGCTACAACAGGTCTTAAAGCTAGTTACAAGGTCTTAAAGCTAGTTACAAGGTCTTAAAGCTAGTTACAAGGTCTTAAAGCTAGTTACAAGGTCTTAAAGCTAGTTACAAGGTCTTAAAGCTAGTTACAATGTCTTAAAGCTAGTTACAAGGTCTTAAAGCTAGTTACAAGGTCTTAAAGCTAGTTACAAGGTCTTAAAGCTAGTTACAAGGTCTTAAAGCTAGTTACAAGGTCTTAAAGCTAGTTACAAGGTCTTAAAGCTAGTTACAAGGTCTTAA